TTTGTGCAAATACAGGTATGGTTTGTAGCATATCTTGTATCCTTTGATAAGGAATATTGTAAACAGCCGACTGCTGAGCCGTATGCATTAGAGATGCCATGTCTACGCCAACAGTTCTGGATATCTCCCAATGGTATTCTTAAGCTCGTTTGCTTTTTCTAAAGAACCAGTAATGGCTGTTAGTGTTAGCATGAAGTTTTGCTGAACACCAACCGTGTCAATAACCATCGACTTTATTGTTCTACCAATATTAGATGCAGTTAGTGATACGTTTCTTACAGCCCAAACCAAGTAACCAAGCTGTCCGAATATGGTTTCATAAACAGTGGAATACGTTAACGCCTCTTGACAAGAATACCTTATCTAATAAACCGCCTTGTCCTCCACCGCCAGATACTCTCTTAAGCTGCGTAGCTTTCTTTGTTACTTTAGATAAGCCTTCATCTAACTTGTTTATGCTTTCCGATGTATTCTGTATGTTTTTGGTTAGCTCTGTTACAGCCTGTTGCATTGCATTTGTCATTGCTATGATTGTGTCTACGCTTGTAGTGCTCTTGCCGCCTTTAGAAGTAAGAGTTACTGGCAAAGCGAACTGGTTTTGTTCTCCAGCTAACTGCAACCTTGCTTTAATTCGTGATACGATGTTTTGGACTGCGGCATCTAAAGACGCTTCATCAACATTGGCAGAGGCGAAGCTGACATTTAACATTAACTGCGTATTTATTGGCTGAGAATATAAAGCAGTAATACGTGACTGCAAATCAATTATTTTGCTTGTTAATGTGCCAACCTTCTTAGTAATACTGTCAAGGCTTTTACTGATGCCAGCTAAAGCTGTTTTTGCCTGCGTTACATTAACAGTTACTTCAATGTTAAACTGTTCGCCACTACCTTTGCCCATTACATCTGCCATTTACTTCACCTTCGGAGCAGGTATGCCGAGCTCCACGGCTGATTCCACTGTCCTTTGCTCAAGCTTCTTTCTCTCATCTTCGCTAAACCTTAAGTCTTTTATGAACGGATAAATATCATCTGGAGATATGCTTGTGTGTATTTTCGCTCCCCAAGCCCTGACAATATTGTATCCACTATTTATCACTGAAGATATAAGCACTCCCCATTTATTCTGGTATTCTTCTAGCATATCTTCTCTCTTCTTCTCAGCAACGAGTTTAGCCCAAAACAGTAAATCATTCATATACATTTCTTCAAGCTGGAATGGAGTTATGTTTAGATACTGCAAAATGTCAATCAAAGAACGTTGAAGGGAAGAACACTTTTAGCATGTCTCCCTTGTTATCAGTTTCAATAGCAAGTCCCAAGGATAGTGACATGGCTGTTGGATTAACTATGTAGAGCTCCCCTCCATTTCCAGCTCTGAAAAATTTAGCTCTTGCCACAGATTAGTTAATTCCACAAGCTGTGACATGTATGCATTGTCTATATCGTCTGGGTTAATCTCTGGGAACATTAGCTTGCACATCTTAACCAGTTTGTCAATGTTTTCTACGGCATCTCCTTCAGTCTGCAAGTTTTTATCCTTGGTTATCTTCTGCATAATCTCTCTTAGCTCTTTAACTTTTTTAGCTTTAACGACGTAAGACTTGTCGCCTACAAAGACATCTGCTACCCTAACTCCGTTTTCAATCCTTATTTTACCGTCACTCATTCATTGCACCTCCATTACTTTTTTATGAAAAATGGTATTCCAAGCGTTTGGAATTGTAACCTTTGATACGTCAATACTCCTTCTTCAACATCAATAGGTGGAAGTAAAACGTAACCGCATATCGCAGTTTGCACATCTTCTAAGTTTAAGTTTAATTCCACAAAAGCGTAACCATACGGATTATCAATCCATCTTTGCATTGCCCAAAACCCATCTGATGTTAACAACCAACCAACTGGTGTAACACTTTTAGAGCCATCAACCAAAGCTTCACTCATTATCATTTCAAAATGCCAATTGGAGAGCCCACCACAAAATGGCAGGCTCTCCTTAACACGGTCTATCGGTTTTGTCAAATCTTCTATTTTGCTTAGACACCAAACACTACCGATTAGACCTGTAATCATGCTATGTAGTCTGTATTGTCAACGCACCCATGCCGTTGAAGTCAGCAGAGAACGTTGCCTGACTGTCTGTAGATGCTTCTAATGTTAAACTCATCATCGCATTGCCAGATATTACCAATTGTGGAGAAGAAGGCTTGCCAATTGTCATCTCAATAGTAACTGGTTCTCCGTTTATGTAAGCATCTATTAAAGCCATCTGTCCGACATCGCCAATGACAAGGTTCCCTTCACAAGATGCAGTCCAATCCTTGAATGTGGTCAGTCTTTCTACCCAACCTTCAGTATCGAAGTTAGTTACGTCCACATCGTTAACGTCCAAGTTCAAGGTCCACCTTGACATCTCTGCGATTTTAACATTGGTTCCACCTTGTTTAACGTATATTTTTCCGTATGCGCCGCTTATAGCCATTCTTTATTTCACCTCTCGCATTACATTAAATTGTTGCGTAAATATGTGCCTTTGCCTCGCATCTAAACCTTCATAAGATGGAGGTCTTGATGCTCTTATCATTATAATATATGCACCATCTTTGTATTCATACCCATCTTTGTTTGCATCGTTGAGATGCTTATAAATATCTTCAATTATGGCAGAGCCATCAGCATATCTTTTAGAACGGACAACTACCATGATGATTGCTTTTTCCATCGTTGAACCGTTAACTTCAGCTCCATCTCCAATACCAGTATCGTAAAGTGCTACCAAGTCATCTAAATCAAAAGGTGGTGTGCCGACAAACAGCTCACACCTTCCGTTTATTGCTTCTGCTACAAGGTCATACACTGTTTCTGCCGCTAACATATCTCATTCCCTCTCTTAGAAAGCTGAAGTGTAGTGCTTAAAGTTGGTGCCAAATTTCTTATTGATTGCTCTAAGCATGTATTGGTTCATCGTTCCTTCTTTGTGATATCTATAAACGCCATCATGCACTAATTCGTGTAATCTGCCGTAAGCCACTCCTTCGTCAAAGTCAAACGCAGATACCGAGAATGTAAAAGTAATCTTATCTGAAGATGAGCTTTCACTCAACTGCATCGTACTTCTTAAATTGCCAGTATCTTCTGGTGCAAGCACTTCTTTAGCATAGTAGAATGCATCAACGCTTTTCTTTCTAAGGTTAATGATTACGCCGTCTTTAATGAAAGCATCTTCAAGTATTTCTTGGTATTCTTCAGCTTTAGAAATCCACGGGTCAGTCTTAGATATTTTTATCTTTACTTTTCTCACGCTAATATTACCTCATAATGAGATAGAGAGCCGTCAATATTGATTATTTCATTAACCTGTATCGCTGTGTATTCATTACCTTTATACATTACTTTTTGCCCGAGAGTTACTGGTTCTTTACAAAACATTAACGCTTTAGCTTGGTAATCAGTTATCATTAAAGCTCTGGTTATCTCTCCCAAGTAGCTTTGCGACATCTCTAACCTGCACTTAATCGGTTTACCAACAGTTTCATATTCACCGTATCTGTTAGTTCCTAACTGCTCTAACACGTAAGCTGTCTGCGTTAAGTATTTGTCTACAATGCTCATATCTGTCCAACTGCTCCAGCGATTAACGGTTTTATTAAAGACTTAGCCATAGGAGAAATTATCACCGTTTTAGCACTAACCCTATCAGTATTGTATGTCTCTCTAACTGAACCTACTGCTACAGACGATACTCCAGACATAATAGCTTGTATTCTCGGGTCATTAGCCATTTCAAGTAAATACTTTGCCTGTTCGCATTGTGCCATCTTAATTATCTCTGGAGTTCCAATGTCAATGTATTCTATATCTCCAACCCTGTAAATATAAGGTTCTTGTGGGTATAACTGTGCGATAGCCTCATAAATAGAGCCAGTGTCTAAAAGCTCAGCTGCAAATTCTACTCCGTGTTTAATCATTAGAACTCTTGGAAATGCCATTGGCTGATTAGGGTCTTTCTTGGCACCTTTATAAATTAAAGTATCAAGCAAAGATGCAGCTTGAACTAATATTGCTTCTTTTTGTTCTTTAGTGAGGTCTTTCCAGATTCCTGTTCCGTCAATGTCTCTTGCTCTGAAGTATTCGTCTGCGTATCCGACGTCGACGTAACTGTTGGTGCCAATTGTGAGTGCCATCTGACCACCTCCAGCCAATCATAAGCTTTTATCAGTGTTTCAACTTCTTCGTCCTCTACATAAACGTAATGCTTGTTTTTCTTATCATACAATACTGCCATTTTAACCTCCATTTATCTCGGGAGCTGTCGCATGACAGCTCCCGCTAATAATGTGATAAACGTAATTATTAACCAGCTGGTTCTGTTTATGGAACAGGTAGTTTAACTGCAACTTTGTAAACGCAAACTGGTCTGATTACCTTGGCTCCGTATACAAACAATCCTTTAACGGCATCTGCAAATCTGTTCTCAGGTCTGTATGTTTCAATCTTCTCTACATCATATGCAAATGCCAACGCATCGTTAGTTCCAGCGTAAAACCTTAAAGCACCAGATATTCCAGTAGGAGCAGGAACGTTGTTGCTCATCTTAACAGTAAATCCAGCCGCCTGACCAATTTCACCATTCAGCAAAGATACATAAGCTTGTGGAGAAGAAGCGTTGGCTACAAACCTATTGTCCTTAAGCAGTAGAGCTCTCAATTCTGGTGGAACGACAATCCAACGACCATTCCTTGGAACGTTGTTTTTATTCATTAAAGTGTCAACGTCAACCAATAGGTCGTAGAAAGTGTAAGTATCGGTTAGCTGTGCCGCAATCTCTGCTCCTGTATCAGTCAGGAATGGAGTCGCTCCAGCCTCAAATAGCCCTGCGATATACTGGTCTACAACATCTCTTAAATTATAAGTGGTTTCTCTCATTATCGCAGACATTAAGTCTACGAGAACTGCTCTATTTTCAAGGTCCTCTATGAAGAACTGAAATGCCTTTGCATTATCAATTGTTAATGTAGTTACTTCTTCAGCTTTAGCTCTGCTTGGAGTCCATGTGTCGCCAAAACCAGTTAATGGACTATAATCTGTAATTGTTACGCCAGATACGTTGAATATCTTTAACGTTTGACCGTATTTTACTTCACCAATATACTGTGCGTTGGTTAAAGAACCAAACACCAGCTCTTTCTTAAGGTCCTCTAATAATGTTGCACTCCAAAAAGTGGGAACTATTGTGCTACCAGATTCAAATATCCCTTTTTCTGCCATGCTAATATTTCACCTCTTTATTTGTCAATTATTCTGCCTTCTTTCATGGCTTGTTTAATCTCTTCTCTGTGCTGTATTAGTTCTTCTCGTGACATGTTTTCAATTTCGCTACGTGTCCATACCTTCGACCCAGACTGTGCTGTTGCAGGAGCTGAAGGCTTACCAACCTTGGAGTAATTTCCTCCAAGTAAATTCTTAAACTTCTCAGCCGCTTCTCTGATTTCTTCCTCTGTTGAACCAGAGATGAAATCTAAAGCGTCAGCAGGTAAGCCCATTTCCATCGCTACTTTCATCTTTGTTTTTTCAATCATGGCTTCCTGCACCTCCAACTCTTTCTCAAGCACAGCCGCTTCTAATTCAGCTAACTTGCTCTGTAATTTTTCTTCTTCTGTCATCTGTGCTTCTTTCATCTTCTTATACTCTTCTGCAACTTTCTTTAATTCGTCGTAATCTTTGTATTTCTTTCTTTCTCTTTCAAGCCTTTCTGCAATAATCTTTTCTAACTCCTCTTGTGTAAATACCTTAGGAGTTTCTTGCTCTTGTATAGGTTCACTAACTGCTTGAGTTTCGTTAACCTCATTACTGCTTTGGACTTGTTTAACTTCGTCTGCCATCATAAACCTCCTTCCAACGATTTACCGCTCGTTGTCAGCGTAATTTTTACTAATAATTATTATACCACATGCATTACTTACATTCCAGCTAATCTTTTCAAGCTGTCTGGTGGTTCTCTGTTTAGAACATTTCTATATAGAGATACAAGTTTTCTTGCTGCTTTGCGTTTCTTTTCCATCGGTGCGTCTGTTTGATGTATTCTTATCGCAGCTGCTACTATGCCGTTTGCATTCAAAGTTCCATCTGGTTCTCTAATTGGTAATTTGCAATCAGCCTTAGTTTTGGGTGGCTCTTGCATGTGTATTAAAGAAGCACGAGCTAACTGCTCCAATGTATAATCACTTTCTGAGAATCTGCCCCAAGGCTTATGGCTAACTCTTTCTGCCATTTTTCTTCCACCTCTTTTTACGATAAAACTTGTCTTTTCTCTTCAACTTGATGTTTTCGTAATAATCTTCTGGTTCTTTGTGCTTCCTTCTATTCCTGCGTGGCATGTTAAATTTCCGTGTTTAACGTCCCGTCACCTTGCACTGCATTTAGAGCACTTTCCGCTGCTATGCCGTATTTGTTATCAATCAACGTTGCAGCATCGCCCTTTTTAACCGTTGCTGATTGGTTTATCTTAGATAGTTCTTCGTTTAGCGTTTGGCTATCCAAAGAGAACAGCTTTTTAACAGCAGTCTCCTGAGATACCAATCCAGTCTTATATAGCATCGTGTAAATCTGAGCTTGTTCAAGGTCGTTAATTGGTAACCCTTCCTGCCAGCTAACGTTTATCTCTTTCCAATCTTTGTTCCACAACGCACCAGCAGTTAGTATCATATTTCTAATCACTGGGTCAAAACGCATTCTCAATCTGTTGGATTTAGATATTGGAGCTATCAACTCTTTACGTAGTCCAGCACCAGTTCTAAGCGAACCTTCAGTCATACCAAACAGCACTGGAGATACCTCAGATATTACAAACAACTGTTCTACTAAGAATTTAATCTCGTCAAACGCAGCTTGTAATTTACCGTCCCAAGTTATATACTGTGGTATCGGGTCTCCAGCTTCTAATGGGAAGTATTTAGCACCACCTCTAAATACATATCTTCCCATTTCATCTTGCTCCAAGGCTGTCTCTGGTCCTGCCATATGTGGGTCTGAATGCTTATTTAGAATCCTTGCAATTTGTGATAACCTCTGATTAAGTTCATACAAAATAGGTTCTATAGCCTCGTAATCGTCTTGCCCGATGGGACTATCTGAAGCGTTTATGTTCTGCACTGGGAATATAAGCGGTATATCAACTCCAGTCTCTTCTTCTCTGTTTTCGTAAACTAAATCGGTAATGTCATCTCCGATAATGCCACTGTGCATTTTATACGCTCTGTATTCAATCTTGCCAGCAGTATGTATTTCCATCAACAACGTATTGTCTCCGCTATTATCAGTATCTTTAGACAACCAAGCTATAACATGTGCTACAACTTCATGCATATTGTTTGGATTAATTATTGGGAACCACATATGAGGAGGAATGGCTTGGAACCTTGGAACACCGTCTAACCATAACTTGTAAATGCCAGTGCCATATCTGGAAACATCTAATGCAACCTGATAAGACACGTTCCAAAAGTCTGAAGCAAGCAGCATCTTTGTCATATCGGTTACATTCTCTTGCGTTTCTGGGTAAACGGTTATCCTTGGTGTTTCTCCAAATAGCATATCAGCCCACAGCTTAGACAAGCGTTGTGGATAGTTCAGAGCTACCATCATGCCTAAACCTTGGTCGCCCTCTAATCTACGTGCCCAATCTACCCATACTGCTTGTGGCTTATTATCAAATAGAAATTTATTAGTCCTGTATCTATCAAGCCTTGGCAGTTCTGTAAAAGGTGGAAAAGACTTACCTTGTGATATCACATCTAAACTTGTTAACATTTCACCACCCCATTGGTTTAGGAACGGGAACTTTCCTTACAGCATTATTTTTGTATGTGGAATATATAACATACCTCAAGGAGTCTAACAAGTGGTCGTTTCCTTAACTGGTTCATCATACATTGTATCGTTGTTAATTTTCCACCTATATGACTTTATTTCA